GCCTTCCAAGATAAAGGCGGCTGGTATATTGAAAACAGTTTGACTACACTTGGTAACAAGGATCCTGTATCAGAGGAAAACACAAGATTGTGGAATACTGGTGTAGAATCTGATAAAGAGATTGCTAGAAAGCGTAAGAGAAAATTATCTTACTACGCTAACATTCTAGTGGTGAGCGACCCAAAACATCCTGAGAATGAGGGTAGAATTGCATTATTTAAATTTGGTAAGAAAATCTTTGATAAGATTACTGAAGCAATGCAACCAGCATTTGAAGATGAACAACCTATCAACCCATTTGATTTCTGGAAAGGTGCAAACTTTAAACTGAAATTGAGAAAAGTTGATGGTTATTGGAACTACGATAAATCCGAGTTTGAGAGTGTATCTCCTGTAAAAAGCAATGATGATGAAATCAAAGCTATTTGGGAGAAACAATACCCTCTAAAACCTTTCGTTGCTGCTGATAATTTTAAGACCTATGACGAACTCAAAGAGAAACTGAATAGGGTAATTTCAGGAGTACGAAGCACAGAAACAGTTGAAATGGCAGACCTCCCGCCTGCTCAATCGGCTGCACCTGTGAAAAGTGCTGAAGTAGCTCAACCAGCTGCTAGTGAAATGGCTATGCCAGTAGCAAGTGACGAAGACGATACACTTGACTATTTTAGTAAATTAGCAGAGGAAGAGTAAATCTCTCCGCTTTAAACACTTTGCCCACCGATAGCAATATCGGTGGGTTTTTTATTGGAAAGCTATATAAATAGTAGTATGGCTAAAACTATATTTGACCCATTAAAGGATTTGCAAGGCGGACAACAGCGTGCCACCACATGGTACCGTAATGCTGTGTCTTTGATTGCAGATAGAACTTCACAAGGTAAGTTAATGAGAGAAGGCCGTATCAATGGCCAACCAAGTGCAGGTCGTATGAACTTCTTTGTTTATGACCCTAAGTACAAAAAAACACTACCTTTTTACGATACATTCCCATTAGTTTTACCATTAGAACCTATCAAAGGTGGTTTTATGGGTTTAAACTTTCATTATTTACCATACCCATTAAGATTTAGATTATTAGAGCGTATGCAGAAATTCGCCAATAATAATCAGTTTGATAGTAGTACAAAGCTTGAAGCTTCATATGGTGATGTTGCAAGTATAAACCTAATTAGACCAGCAATAAAAAAATATCTGTATAAACAATGTAGAACAGGATTTAGAAGAATTGATGTTGACGAAATGGCAATTGCAGTATATCTACCTGTAGCAAACTTTAAGAAAAGAAGTCTAGGCTCTGTATTTGCAGATAGTAGAAGGAAAATATAATGGACAGAGATAGAACAAAACAATTAACTGCTCACAGAAATGAAGTGAACAGAAAAAAACAAGAATTAAATTTAACAAAAAATCTACGAAAAGAGGTAGAGGTTGGTGCTAATGGTACACAAAAATATGTTATCAAAGAAGGCATTAATAAAGGTAAGGTACTATAATGGCAAAACAAAAACTAGGTGACCCTACAGACTACAGTTACAGAGTAAAAAAAGTAACAAAGATAGTTGATGGTGACACAATTGATGTATTATTAGATATGGGATTTGATATTCTATATCAACAAAGAGTAAGACTATTTGGTATTGACACACCAGAGAGTAGAACAAGAGATTTAGAAGAAAAGAAGTATGGTTTATTGTCTAAATACTTCCTGAAAGCTGAATTATCACTTGGTAAGAAAATTACAGTTAAAACTTATAAAGGTGATGAAACAGGTAAATTTGGTCGTATTTTAGGCGATATATGGATTGACGGTAAGTCAGTAAATCAAAAAATGTGTGATAAAGGTTATGCAGTACCATATTATGGACAGAATAAAGATTTAGTTGAAGAAGCACATTTGAAGAATAGAAAAAGGTTAGCAAACAAGGTAAAGTAAAATGGCAATTTTAAGAGGCGGTAGAAGAATAGGTGGATTTGACATTCGACTAGGTATTCCTAGAGATAAGTCATTGAATGATGTACAAGGCGATAAGCGATTAGGCCGTACAATGGGACCTAATCCTGAATCTACAATAGGTAGAATGATGGCTACTGTTGCTGAGGGTGAAGGCTTTGCAAGACCAACTAGATTTATGGTTGACTTTATTTTACCAAAAGGTGTTGACGGTGGTCCAGCACAAGGTCCAGGTGGTAGTCAAGGTGTAGATAGAGGTAACGAATTACAAAGAACTACACTTACAAACGAACTTACAGTTGGTAATAAAATACAAAGAGGTTTAAGAGCTTATGTAGATAGTGTTGATATGCCAGGTAGAAACCTTGATACAACAGATTTAAAAATATACGGACCTAAAAGACAAATTGTAAATGGCCATAGTTTTAGTGGTGAAATTACAATGTCAATATATTGTGACAAATATTTAAGACAAAGAAGTTTCTTTGAGATGTGGCAAAAGGCTGCATTTGACCAAGTTACTAACAATGTACACTTTTATGATGAGTACACAGGTGGTTTAAGAATATACCAACTTGGTGCATTTTCTGGTAACCAAGACAGAGATAGGATTGCCTACGGTGTAGAATTGTTTGAATGTTTTCCTAAAACAATTAGTGCAGTATCATATGGTCATGGTCAAACAGACGAGATACAAAAAATTTCAGTAACTTTAGCATTTAAAAATTGGATTAATTTGACAATGGATAAAACTGGTACATATACAACTGGTTCAGCATATGGCAAGCCAGCGGTAATCAGAGCTGAAGATAATAGTTTTCTTGGGGGCATACTAAACAAACTACCGCCTGAATTAAAAAGAGCAGGTAGAGATGTAGTAAATGTCATTAAGCAAAGAGTCCCTATTGGGGCGGTGACAGGTGGAAAAATATTTCCACCGTTATTTTAATATAAAAAGGAGTAAATTATGGCGTTACCATTAGCCAATGTGGCAAAGTATGAATTGACTTTACCATCACAACAAAAGACCATTAATTTTAGGCCTTTTCTTGTAAAAGAGGAAAAGATATTATTAATGGCAATGGAATCCGGTGAATCTAAAGAGATGATATCGGCCATTAAAGAAATAGTTAAATCATGTACATTTGGTGAGTTACTTGCTGAAAACCATCCTATGTTTGACATTGAATATGTATTTTTACAAATTCGTGCCAAGTCTGTAGGTGAGAAAGCAAAACTAAAAGTTTTATGTCCTGATGACGGTAAAACTTATGCAGATGTAGAAATTGATTTAGCAAAAGTTGAAGTTTTTGTAGATGACGACCATTCAAGTAATGTAGTTATTGACGAAGATAGAAAGTTAGGTGTTACATTAAAATATCCTTCATTAAAAGATATTGATGGTGAAACATTAACAGGAGAAGTTAATATAGAAAAAACTTACAAGATGATTGAAAACTCTATTGAAAGTATCTATGAGGGCGAAACTGTCCACATGACAAAAGATTTAGAGAAGAAAGAAGTGACTGAGTTTTTAGAAAACTTGACGGCAATACAAATGAGAAAATTGACAGATTTCTATAATAGTATGCCAAGATTAGAACATAAAGTACAAGTGACTAATCCAAAGACAAAAGTTGAGTCTGAGGTTACATTAAAGGGACTAGCAAGTTTTTTCGTATAGCCCTCTCACATGATTCGTTAACGAATTACTTTGAAACGAACTTTGCTTTAATGCAACATCACAAGTATTCGTTAAGTGAACTTGAAAATATGATACCTTGGGAGAGGGAGGTATATGTTTCGTTATTAGTTAATTATCTTAAAGAAGAAAAAGAACGCAGAGAACAACAAAGTAAACGAGGGTAAAATGGCAGATAAAGAAATAAAGGTTGCAGAACCAAAACAAAAAATTAGTGTAGACCTAGAGGTTGATACATCTATAAAAGATTTAGGTATTAACCCATATGCTAAACTAATACACATGGCAAGAGCTGTTGACGCTTGGAGAATATTTCCAAGATTGTTCTTAACAGTTTACATAGTCTTATTATACAAATGTGTAATATGGTATATGAACTTAGGTGCTCCAACAATGGAACAGAGTGGGTTAATTAGTATCGTAGTTGGTGCTGGCGCTGCCTGGTTTGGTTTATACACAGGTACAAGTAAGAGTAAAAAATAATGTCAGAGATTACACTAAAAAACGAATCAGTAATAGAAATAGGCAGAGCAGTTGGTACACAAGTAGCGACTATATCTGGTGGTGGTAAATCACTTTCAGGAGGCGGTGCAGTTGCTCAACCTATGAATCCATTTGAAAGTATGATGGTTGTACTTGAAGATATAAGAGATGGTATTCATTTAATTGCTGATAAGTTTAGTGATAGTGTATCAATTCAAAAAGACCAAATAAATGCACAAGAACAGGCTGCTGATTTATCTCAAGCAGGTGGCGGTGAAGATATCGACCCGGCAATAAGTGGCGGAGAAGATTCAAAAGGTCCTGGTTTTATGGCAAAAGCTAAAGATAAAATTAGTGGTCTTATGGGTGCCGGTGGCATAAAAGGTATGTTAATTAAAGGTGGTCTTATTGCAGGATTATTAGGTCTTGCAGTTGTATTAAAAAAATATGGTAAACAGATTGCAGAAAAGATAGCACCAAT